GAATTGATATGGTAGGACATAATCTTGAAGCAGCTACTGCGTTTGGTAGCCAGGATGATGTTAACTTTTTATCATATAGTGGATCAATAGTTTCTGATTTATCTTTCCCAAGAACATTTGAAGCTGGAACTGTTGTAGTTAATTCAACAAGTACAATTACTAAAGAGGTTCCAAGTGCTGGTGATATACAAATACAAATAACAAACACAAATGCTGTTAAAGATGCTTTATGGACTGCATTTAGTACTATGACTGCAAACACTACCACGGTAGTAGGATCATTTTTACTTGATCCTGTAACTGGAGAATATGTACCGGTAATATCTGTACAAGTATCAGGTAATACTGTAACTATATTATTATCAGATGTAGGATCAACTGCATTAAGTGATTGGCCAATAGATGCAGCTGCAAGTTATACTTATATTAATGAAGCAGACTTTAATTTTGTATCTGATGAATTTGGACCAGTAAATGGTACTCCTGCAGGAATCATAGGTTCTTACGGATCAACTGTTCAAACACAGTTTGCAACTGGAGTATTAACTGATGGTGATGAGGCAGTTTACAGAATAGGTGGACAAGATTTTACTTCATACTTAGTAATGAATGCTATTAGTTATGGATTTATTCATACAGGCGGACCGACTAGTACTGGAAATACTATTGCAATATCGGATCCTGATTATTTTATGCCAGCTGTTAGGATTACTCCTTACACTGAAGATAGTTATGCAAATGTAACACCACACAGTCAATTTACTTTAGATAGTACTGGATTTTTTGTAAAATCTGATGGTACTACTTTATTACCAGCTGCTGATTTAGGTGTACAAACTTTAAAAGGCGCTCTTAACTTAGGGATTGATATTATAGGTGATTCATTAAATGAGCCAACATTAAAACCAAATCAAATTTTAATAAATGCTGATATAGCAGTAACACCAGAAATTGCCGATGTAATAGTAGGAAACTATTTAGTACATTTAAATGGTACTGCCGCAGGTGCACCATCAAGGTTAACAAGAATTAATTCTGTTGTAGGTAGTGTAACTCCTGCGCAATATCCAATTATACCTGCAGGTCAATCTGCAGTATTGGTTACTTGCCAATCTGAAATTGATGTTGAAATATTAACAAGCCCAGCACAAAGAAAAGTAGAATTATATTACCCGATTGATTCATGGATTGATTATCTTAATGTATTCCTTTTACCAGGATTTAAATTAGATGCTACTAAACATGTACCTAATGGAACAAATGCTAGACAGAATTACTGTTTATCTCCAATTTTAGGTGGTACTAATTTATATAAAGCTTTAACTGATAAAGAAACAATTAACTTCCGTTATGTAGTAGATACTTTTGGAAATGGAATTGAAGCAAATTGTAAATCTGTTTATACTAACTTATGTGCAGGTAGAAAAAATGCTTTTGCAATAGTTAACGCACCATCTGCTAAGGACTTTAAGAAAAATACAGATCCAAGCTTTACAGATCTAACAGGTGGTTTATCATCTAAGTTTATATCTGAAGGTGGAGATCTTTCATTGAATCCAACAATTAGATTCTCATTACCTTCTCCTACGAGCGGTGGTTCATGGGGAGGATATTATTATCCATTTATGACTGTTAGGGATTTAGGTAAGAACATAAGTGTTCCACCTGCTGCATATGTTTCTAATAATTACATACTTAAATATGAAAACGCATTACCGTGGTCAATCGTGGCTGGTGTAAGACGTGGAGTAATAGGTGGTAATGGAGTTGTAGGTTTAGAATTAAACTTAGATCAAGAAGATCGTTACTACTTAGAACCATTCGGAATTAATCCGATTGTATTCCAAAGTGGAACAGGACCAACTATCTTTGCAAATAAAACTGCACAACAAGTTCCTAAATCTGCTTTAAGTTCAATTAACGTTAGAGAGGTTGTAATTTATATCCAAGATGGTATTGATGCAATTCTTAAAAACTATTTATTCGAATTTAATACAGCACAAACAAGATTAGAAATTAAAACGTTAGCTGACAACTTCTTATCAACTGTTCAAAATGATGATGGTGTTTATGATTATAGAAATATAATGGATGAAACAAACAATACACCAGAAGTAATTGATCAGAATGTAGGTATCCTTGATACATATATTGAACCAGTAAGAGGAATGGAAATTCTTGTACAAAGAACAACTATTTTAAGAACTGGTGCAATTAGTACAGGAAACTTCCAATAAGAAGCAACTAAAGACGAATATATAAAAAAACAATATAAATTATGCCGTTACCACATTATACACAATCAAGGGCAAGTAGCCAAAGGTACGAACCAGTTCAACCTAACCTTTTTGAGGTGACTATATTTTCTCCACTGGGAGATGATACTGGTCTTATCTTAGAGCAGGTAAATTCAATCGGAGGATTAAATAACTTAAATCCATCTATTGATGCAATTGGGCAGAAGTACAAATTTGCAGATAGATCATTTGCAAGTATGCCAGGTCAAACATTTGTTGATCTAACACTTAACTTCAGTCTTAACTTGAATGAAGCTAATGAGAATTACATCTATAATACATTCCGTAATTGGACTAATTTAATCTACGATCCATTAACTGGTGAAATGGGGTTAAAGAAAGATTACGTAGGAAGTATGATTGTTGTTCAATATAACCGAGCAGGTGATATCTTCAGAAAGGTTACATTTAAAGATGTATTCCCAACTGCACAGATGGACTTTATCGATGAATTGAATTATACAACTCCAGATGCTGCTCAATTATCAATGACTTATCGTTGTGATCATTGGGTTGAAGAGAACGTAGGATCTTAATACTAATTAATTAAAATTAAAACTGGGAATATTAAAGTATTCCCAGTTTTTTTGCCTTCACTCTAATATATAATATAAAATATATAATATAGAAAAATGATAATCTATAAATTACAACAACAAAAAACAAACAAAGTTTATGTTGGATATTCAGTAAATGATAATCCTAATAACTTTGGATCAGGTAAATACATTAAGCGTGCCGTAAAAGATTTTGGAACTACTTCATTTAATAGAGAAGTCTTAGAAGTTTTTAAAGAAGACGATTCACTAAGTGATATTTTAAAAAGAGTAGAATATTGGATTAATAAATTTAAATCTGATATTCCTAAATATGGTTTTAATGAAACTGTACAAGAGCTTATTCCGCAAAAGAAAAAACTTACCAAAAAATTACAAGTATTATTAACGCCTGAAGATGAAGATAGTCTTAATGCAATTATTATACAAAAGTCGATGGAGAACAGAGTTAAGCCTGTTGCCATTTCAAGATATGTTAGACAATTAATAGTAGAACATATTGTTGATGAAAATAAAATTGAAAAACAATTAATAAAAAATAATTAAAAATGTCAGAGCACGAAGATAATATTAAAAAAGAATTTGAAGCAGCTGAAGGTGTTTCAGTTAAGGCTACAGAAACTCCTAATAAAGTAGTACAAGAATTAGGAAAGGTAGATGTTAGTAGACAAATGGACCATACTTCACCAGATGATCCTGAAATTAAAAGGTTAAATGCAATGGTCGGTTATACTAGGTTAGATCTTAGTACATTTCCATCCAAAGGTAAATTTTATAGAGATGATTTTGAAATTCATATTAGACCTGCAAAGGTTGCTGAAGTTAGAAACTTTTCAACAATTGACGAAGAAAACCTTAGAGAAGTAGATGAAGGTTTAAATAACATAGTAGTATCATGCTGTAAAGTAATGTATGGAAGCCAAAGAGGTTCTTATAAAGATATTCTTGAAGAAGACAGAATTTATTTAATACTTTCAATTAGAGAATTAACATTTAAAACTGGTGAACAAACTTTAATGATGCCAGTTGGTAAAAAGAGTTGTAAATCTCAAGAATGTAAATCTCAAGAGTCTATAGAGTTAAGAACTTCTAATTTACAATTTAATTCTGTTGTAGAAAAATTTGAAAAATACTACGATGAAAATGATAGATGTTATTCTGTTGCAACTAAAAATTATGGTGTTATACAAATGGCACCTCCTACTATAGGAGTTATGCGGGCCATAACTGATTACGTGAGAGATAGAGAAGAAAAAAACTTAGGGTGGGATAAATCTACACTGGCTATATTACCTTACTTACAGAGAGAATGGCGAGGATGGAATGAAAAAGATATATTTGCAAAGATAACATCCTTTCAAGGTTGGGACTCTACAAAATATACAATTGTCTACAGATTAGCTGAAGATATGAAAGTCGGTGTTAAGCCGGAGATGGTATTCCCATGTAAAAGCTGCGGTGAGGAGGTCATCGTTCCGCTCACGTTTCCCGGCGGTATCAAAGCTCTCTTCATTGTTTCAGATATCTCTTCTGAACTTCTTTAAACTTAGAGTATTATTATTAGAAAAGTTGCATCTCCAACCAACCGAGTTGGATTTGCTTCCTTTCTATGAATATGAGTACACTCT